GCAGGAAGTTCTACTATCGGGATTGGTGCTGCTTTGTTTTGGTCCAATGAAACTGTAAATAAGATATCCGTTATATTAAAGGAGGACAATCAATTTTTGTTAAATGAAGAGATTAGTAACAAGGATATACCAAATTTTAGTGGAATTAAAATTGATAAAAAAGTTTTTTTGAGTACTCCATCTTCCTCGAAAATTATTCCTTCTCCTTTATATGAAGCTTTTCCTATTAGTCGTGTGCCTGCTAATCTTCAGGTTTTTGGTAAACACACTATAAAAGATGTAGCCAAAAAATCATTTAGTGCGATAGGTGATGTAAATAATAATGAAGTAGAGTTTGCAGCCAAAGTTATAGACTGTATTATTGATCAATTTAGTGTTATCTCTGAAGAGGAAATCGTAAAAGGTAATGAGCTTTTAGCTGCTTTGAACAAAGATTCTAGTAATGGTTATAACACTCAGAAAGATAAGAATGTATATATAGATTTTGAAAATAAATGTTTTACTCCAAGCTTTAAAGAAGAATTGGAAAAGTTAGAACAAGATATAGAGAAAGGAGATATAACATTGGATGATATCATGTGGGTAGAGTCTTTGAAAGATGAGTTGAGATCAGTAGCAAAAAATGGCGTTCCGCGCAGTTTTAGAATAGCTCGTATACATATCCAAGTTTTGACTAAAAAATATTTTGGAGAGTTTGTTGCAAATTTAATGCGTACTAGAAAGTTTCATGGCATTTCTGTGGGAATTAATCCTTTTAAAGAATGGGACAAAATATATGATTCCATTGGCGTTGCCAGGGATAAGTCATGGGCAAATGATATTAAATTTTGGGATGGTAGTATGCTTGCTCAAGTTCAAACTCGAGTTAATGAAGTTTTAATTGGAAAATACATCGGTCCCAATCGTGTGGTAGCCGAATTTCTTCTAAATTGCCTTGTTTATACTTTTGTAGGAGTTAACGATGATGTATATATGACTAATCATTCTATGCCTAGCGGAAGCTTTTTGACCGCAATATACAATAGTTTGGTAAACAAATTTTATAAGGGTATGTGGTATTATCGATTTTCAAAAAAGAAAACTGTGTCAGGTTTTTTTTCTGACATTGTTGATCTAGTTTATGGAGATGACACTTTAAATGCTTGCCTAACCAACGATGATAATTTAAATGCACTTACTATGTTGGAATTTTTTAATAGTATTGGTTTGTCATGTACCACATCAACGAAGGGAGTGATAAAAGAGGCTTATGAATCTTTTAGAGACATTACCTTTTTAAAGAGGTCTTTTAGGTTTCACCCAAAATTAAATAAAGTAGTTTGTCCTTTAGACTTAGATACTATTTATTCTTCTTTGTCCTGGTACGATTCTACTAAAGTTATGGAAGATGTTTTACAAGATAAAATGCACAGTTTTCAACGAGAGATGTATTTACACTACGACATATGGAAAGAATCAGTCACCAAATTAGAAAAAGAGTGTGCACAACGAAATGTTCAGTTTGTTCGGTTAACTGAATCATACATTCAATCTTTATATCTTAATGAGCCGGACGAGTGGAAAGAGTCTAGTTATTCCACATCTAAATATATGTAGACTATACATGTGAAAATGCCTTCAAATTCTCTATCTAAACTTTCTTAAGAGAAGGGTCGGTCACAAGTATATTATTAACAGAATAGTAAATTTAGCTACTTAATTGATCTATATAGTAGCATCTTATAAACAGATTGCAAACATAAATAATAATAATAATAATAATAATAATAATAGTAATAATATGGAAACTAACGATGATATTTTACCCTCAAATTCTTCAGCTAACCCATCTTCTTTATTAAATAATAATATAACACCAACCAACGTTTTATCCGCTCCGTCTGTAGATGAAGTTAGTGCAGTTAGCGCAAACTTTTTCTCATCTGTTAGAACTAGAACTTTAGTTGATTCTGGAGTCATTTATGACGCTAAACCAAAAAACACTAGTATTCCTGAACAAATGGGTATGGACTTTTCCCGTATATTAAATAAACCTTTTTTAGTTGGAAAGTTTAATTGGTCAACATCTGACACTCGCCATTCTTGCCCTGTGGATTTGTCATTACCATCTGCAATTCTTACAAACTTGCCATGCGGTGCTTCTTTGAGAGTCCCTTTTGATGCTGCTGCTTTGTACAGAGCAAATTTAAAAATTATTTTACAAGTGTCTGGAACACCTATGCATCAAGGCACTCTTTTAGTTACTTCTATACCAAAAGGATGCTCTTTAACGACAGTTAGTGGAAATTTATCTAGCAGGCTTAGTACTTACATGGCTGCTCCACATACTTTTTTATACGCAAACGGATCTTCGTCAGTTTCTTTAGAAGTTCCTTTTTATGCCAATACGAAATTTTTAGCAACTGATTTAAATTTGACAGCTTTGACCAACGATGCTTATAATGGAGATTATGCTAGTTTAAGGGCCATTGTTTTAAATCCTTTAGTTCCACCTACTAATGGTAATAGTACATTGACTGTAGCTATATACGTAATGTTCGATGATGCTCAATTTTTTGTTCCTCATTCAGCGGTCAGATTCGAAGCTCAATCTAAAGTAGTTAGCGGTTTAATCGATAATTTAACACATAAAACAAAACAAATGGCTGAGGATTTTATAGATTCTGCTAGAGTAGTTCTTAAAGATTATACAGGTTTACATAATAAAAATCACCCTGTGCCAATAAACAGGATGATAGCCAGTGATAGGAATAATTTTAATCTAGTCGATTATGATACCAATTTTGAAAAGTTAGATCCTTTTTCCGAATTTACAAGAGTTTGTGCTGAACCGTTATTTGAAACAAAACAAGACGAAATGATGTTGTCATATATTCTTAGTAAACCTCAATATTTAGGAACTTTTAAAGTTAACACTAGCACCACTGCTGGTAAAGTCGTTTGGTCGAGACCTATTACTCCACTACAAGAAGCAACTGTGGAAAACGAGACTGTATTGTATTCAACACCGTTATGTATATTGTCTTTATTATCTAAATATTGGAAAGGTTCCATGAACATTCACGTGCAAAGTAACATGACAAATTTTCATTTTTGTAAATTAGTAGTGGCCAGAGATTATTCACCGGTGTCAACATCTTTAACAAAAGTTCCAGTATTAGACGATGTAGCCAATTTGTTAGTAGAAAATATAGAATTTTCAGGTGGTGGTCAAGTTCAAACTATAGTTATGCCTTATATGTCTATTTTCGATCAATTAGAGATTACAACTGATTATCCGCTCAATGCAGTTCAACATGGTATGTATTACGTTTATTTAGATCAACCTCTTGTCACTAACGGAACTGTTTCTAGCGAAGTTGAGTTTAATGTTTATGTTTCTGCTGGTGATGACTTCCAATTATTTGGTTATAGTATTAACAATTACAATATGAAGACATTAATAGATCCTGTCCCAGCTTTTGAAGGTCAATCTTTATTAAATACATCAGCTTCAGATGGTAGTTTGATGGCCCGAACCGGTAAAACTACCGCACCAAAAATTTTTAACGATAATTTTCACCACAACTCAAGTATTAGAGACTACATTCGACGATTTTATCCAGTAATTCAACACCCTCTTAGCGTAGAAGCCGGTACACCTACTTTTTTATCTGTTTCAGACTTGTTAGGCTTAACATCCCATTACCAAGATGCGTATAATCCATTAGACATTATAAATCAATTATATTTAGGGTTTACAGGCGGTTTGAAATTTAAAATTAGGTTAAATGGTGCGTCTGATGCAAGTGTTATGTTTATACCTCCACAAATGCGATTATTAGCCGATTCCTCAGGTTTTATTAAAACGGTTCCTTCTGATGTCTTTTTAGAAACAGTAGATGCTGACACTGCCATTGTCAATAATTCTGTCCTTAGTTCAACTATTTATAATGCACCTATACTTTATCCTACAGTAGCCATAGAAACTAGTACAAAACCAGTATTAATGTCTGCACGTAATGCAGTTTTAGAAATAGAAGGAGTTGTTCCTAACATGTCCCCTTTTAGATTTGTAGGAGATTTAAAGAATCATACTAACGCTACAGTTCAAAAATTTACTAGTAATATTGATTTAGGAACTTTAGTAATTAGTATCACTGCTAGAACAGCCGGTGAGCCAGCAGTCGGAGTATTTTTTGCTGCTTGTTCTGATGAAAGTAGATTTGGTTTTCAAGTTTGTACTCCTGCAATATATATAAATAATTTTATTAGTTCATCAGGTCCACATTTACAGTTAGTTTCCGCTAATTCAGATTACGCTTCTATTTACACACCTTATTCCAACCCCCAAGTTAGAGCACCAGCGTGCTATATCACCAACA